CGAGCTCACCATACGCACCAAAGTAAGCCCCTAGGGCTACTAGACTGCGGATTGGCTTGCAGCGAGCCTCCACTTCAAGGAGTCACGTCACATGGCAGTTGCAACCACGATTCTCGGCCCAGCACTCTTCTCGGTTGGCGCATCGTCGCCGGGCACCGCGTACACCGACCAGGTGATCAGCGTCAGCGTCGTCAAGAGCCGTGAGGCGCTCGACCAATCGTCGATGGGCGATGGTGGCCGCCAATACGTAGGCGGATTGACCAACGTGGAAGTCACCGCAACCCTGCTCGCAAACAACACGGCTGTCAATGCCTTCGCTGCCTTGGTGGGCACGCGCTGCTACGTCGCTGCACGTCGCAGCACTGGCGCTATCAGCGCCGACAACGTGGAATACCAAGTCACTGGCGCATACCTCGAGTCGTGCGACGTAGTAAACGCCACGGTCGGAGAGCTGCAGGAAGTTGAACTCACGTTTACTGGTGGCACGCTCGTCGAAGACACGACGCCATGAAATTGACCATCAAGGTGTCCTACAAGACACCGGCAGCGGAAACGGTCACCGACGAAGTTACGACCACGATTGCGACCATCGCTGCGTGGGAGCGTAAGTTCAAGCGTCGCATCAGCGATCTGCAAGGCGGCATCGGTGTCGATGACCTGATGTTCCTTGCCTGGCATCGGCTCAACACGCTCAAAAAAGAGCCACGCGAATACGACGCTTGGCTGGAATCCGTCGAATCATTTGACGTGCTTGAGGTCGCGCAAACAAACCCTACGGTAGAAGCAGCATCCGCAGACAGTTAGCGGATCTGCTCTTGGCTACCGGCTTCTGGCCCCCTAACGTCGAGTTTGACATGGAAGACCTGCGTACCGTGCAACTACTCGCAGAAAAGCAGAACCGCCGTGCCAATTGACAGTTCAATCACCATCGTGGGCATCAAAGAGACGTTGCGCGAGCTGCAAAAAGTCGAGCCTGACACAGCCAAGGCAATCAAGGCCGAATTCAAGCAGATCGTGAAACCAATCGTTGACGCAGCCAAGCCGCAGGTCAAAGAGCTGCCGTTGAGTGGCTTTGCACGCAATTGGAAAGGCGGCAAGATTCTGCCATGGAGCCAGTCGGCTGTCGCTAAATCGATCATTGCCCGGTTCAGTAATCGGAAGCGTGGCAACAGCTTGGCAGTGTTCAGTGTGACCATGAAAAGCCCGGCAGGCACAATCTTTGACATGGCAGGTCGCGGCAGTGCCAACCGGCTGGCGAGCGCTCTTGATTCGCTGTACGGCAAGCCATCGCGTTTGATGTGGCCCACGTATGAACGGCACGCCGATCAGGTCAATGAAAACTTGGCGCGATTGGTTGAAAAGGTGACTGACGCAGCGAATCGTAGGCTGGTGAAGTAATGGCTGTAACAATCCCAATTATTTCTGAGTTTGATGGCAAGGGCATTAGCTCGGCTATTGCCGAATTCAAGCAGCTCGAGGGCGCTGGAGCCAAGGCACAGTTCGCACTAAAGAAGGCTGCGGTACCGGCTACAGCTGCCATTGCAGGGCTCGCAGCCGGGCTAACCGTGGCGACCAAGGCCGCAATGGAGGATGCAGCAGCCCAAGAACAACTTGCAGGCGTCATCCAGCGCTCAACACTTGACGCGACGCAGGAAGCCATTGATACCAACGAATTGTGGATTGCGTCAATTAGCCGGGCCACTGCGACTGCCGATGATGAGCTCAGGCCAGCCCTCGCCACGTTGGTGCAATCAACAGGCGACCTGACGTTCAGCCAAGAGCTGTTGCAGCAGGCGCTCGACATCAGCGCCTCAACAGGCAAAGACCTGGGCACGGTCACTGATGCGTTGAGCAAGGCTTACAACGGCAACATGAAAGGCCTGAAGGCTCTTGATGCGTCGCTGATACCGATGATCAAGGATGGGGCCGATTTTGACACGGTGATGCAAGCCTTGGCGGCCACTACCGGCGGTGCTGCCGCCAATGCCGCCAATACGGCTGCCGGGCAGATGAAGAACCTGGGCATTCAGATGGATGAGGCCAAGGAATCGATTGGTGCCGCGCTATTGCCGGTCGTGACCGCTTTGATTGAAAAGCTGATTCCGTTGGCGACGTGGGCGCAAGAAAACACCAAGGTGGTGCTGATTCTCGCCGGTGTGATCGGCGGCCTGGCTGGCGCGGTGCTCGCGGTCAATGCGGCAATGAAGATTTACCAGGCGACATTGCTCGTCGTCAAGGCTGCACAAGTCGCGCTCAACTTTGTGATGTCAGCCAACCCCATCGGCCTCGTAGTACTTGCCATTGCCGCGTTGGTAGCAGCATTCGTTCTGGCATACAACAAAAGCGAGACATTCCGCGAAGGCGTGCAAGCCATGTTTGGATTTATCAAAACGGCTGTCGGCGCATCCGTTGACCTGATCAAGGGCTATTTGGATTTCGTCATGGGCTTTTACAAAGGCATTTTCAACGGCATTGCTCGAGCATGGAACAACACCATCGGCAAGCTGTCATTCACCGTGCCCGACTGGGTGCCCGGTATCGGTGGCAAAGGCTTCAACGTGCCCGACATCCCGATGCTGGCTGAAGGCGGAATCGTGACCGGGCCCACCTTGGCGATGATCGGTGAGGCAGGCCCAGAGGCCGTAGTGCCGCTGTCGCGCATGGGGCAGATGGGCAACATCACCATAAACATCAATTCCACCGTCGCTGATGATCGCCTGGGCGACATCATCGTCAACGCAATCAGGCAATACAACCGGCGCAGCGGCCCAGCACAAATAGCGGTCGCCTGATGGCTGCCAACGTAGTGCAGGCAGGCTCGTACCTGCTCGAGCTTGACACCGGCTTTGATTACAACTCGTTCAGGCTTGATGACGCAACCAAGGGCGTGCTGAACAACACCACGTACACGCTCGGCCCCAACATCACGTTCGCAGACATCACCGACTATGTGCGAGAGGTGACGTACCGGCGCGGCAGACGCAACATCGATGACCAATTCTCGGCAGGCACATTGTCATTTGAGATGATTGACGAGACCGGCATCCTGGGCCCATACGACACCAACAGCCCCTATTACGATCCGACCAACGACAAGCCGGGCCTCGCCCCGATGCGTAAAGTGCGACTGAGCCGTGCAGGCGAATACCTGTTCATCGGCTATGTCATGTCTTACACCTACGAGTTCGCCCTGGCTGGCTACAACAGCGTGTCGGTGTCATGCGCCGACGATTTCTACCTACTCAGCCAAACGCAGATGGCGGCATTCAACCCCAGCTCTGAAACCAGCGGAGCACGCATCACTACAGTGCTGGCCTTGCCTGAAGTTGATTACACTGGCACAACCAATGTGGCCACTGGCACGGTCAATTTGGGCCACGATTCGAGCTACAACGTCGCAGCAGGCACCAACACGCTGCAATACCTCAACGCCATAAACGAGGCAGAGCAGGGCCGCCTATTTATGTCGCGTGATGGCGTATTGACGTTCCAGGAGCGCATAGGAGCCACGCTAAGCGGCTCGGTCATCACGTTCGCTGATGATGGCACTGCAAGCGCCTACGACCGCGTGGACATCGAATTTGATGCCGATGGCGTAGTCAACCGGGCATACGTTGAAGCGCTAGATGGCAAAACTGCCACCGATCAAGACCTCAGCAGCCAGGCCACCTACTTCATCCAGTCAAAGTCGATAACAGGCAGCCTGCTGCATGACCAGGGCGAAATTGATGCCCTGGCGGCCTACCTGCTGGAGCCTGAGCCATCACCGCGTTACACAGCCGTAAGCACCAACTTTTCAATGCTGACCGACGCCGAACGCAACCTGGCAGCCCAGGTAGACATCGGTGACACCATCACAATCACCAAAGACATCACCGGGCTATCAAGCCTGACCTCCGAGCTGTCGGTCGAAGGCATCGAGGGCACCATCAGTTTCCAGTCAGGGCACCGAATCACGTATTTCACGGCCCCAACCACGGTCGTATTCCAGCTGATTCTTGATGATGCCGTGTACGGTCAGCTTGATGGCACGAACGTATTAGGATGATGTAACCATGGGTGCCAACGCTCAAACAACAGTTCCTACGTTCACCGCGTCGCAGGTGCTGACCGCAGATCAGATGAATCAGTCGGCGCGTACAGGCGTGCCGGTGTTCGCTACTACGACCACTCGAGATGCTGCATTTGGTGGCGCTAGCGAAAAGACGCTTGCTGAAGGCCAGTTGTGTTACCTCGAATCCACAAACGTGGTGCAGTATTACGACGGAGCCGCATGGGCAACGGTCGGCCCTGCTAGCGCCGGTGCGATGGTCTATTTGACTGGCGCCGCGTTTAGCGCTCAGACCACAGTCGCGTTCGCAAACGATACGTTTACGTCAACGTACGATTATTATTTGGTGATGTTAGACGCGGGCGCCGACGCTACGTTTGCTACGTTGGCATTGCAAGTACGCGACAATAGCGGCGCAAAATCAACCTCTGACTATTTGGGTGGTAGTTCAATTACCATTTTCAGCGGCACCGAAACAAACATAGGTACCAACGCACAAACGTCATTCCCGTTGCAAGGCACGCAATCTAGCGAAAACCGCACGGCGTGGAACATTTGGGTTGCCAACCCGGCTAGTGCCACTAAAAAAACCAAGTTTTGGGGTACCGCTACCGCCGACCCAACCACCGGCGCGTCAATTGGCGGATTGCATTTTGGCGGTTTTTACAACGTTGCCCAGGCTCACACGGGTTTGACATTTACGTTCAGCAACGCATCGACCGGCCTGTATCGCGTGTACGGACTGTCAAACAGTTAGGAGTGCCATGAAAATCCAGATCGGTGACGAAGTACGCGACATGACGGCAGAAGAAGTTGCCAACTATAAACAGGTGCAACGCGATAGCGAATCCGTTATTGCAACCATTGACGCGAAGGCCGCTGCGCTCGCATCGGCACGCACCAAACTCGCCGCGTTGGGCTTGACTGATGACGAAGTAGCCGCATTGCTCGGAGCCTGAAAAATGAAATGGCAATACATCCTCGAAGACTGGGCCAAAAGTTTCGTCGCTGGAAGCGTCGCCGTGCTTATCACAAGCGGATACGACATCGAAAGCGCGCTAAAAGCAGGGCTCGCAGCGATGCTGCCGCTGATCTACGCTTGGGCAAACACGAAAGACCATAGGTACGGTCGCAAGTGAAGCTCGTAGTAAAGCCGGTACGGCTACCGGCTGACCTACGCAGCATCGAATGGGGCAAGCTGCCCAACTACCTGCTGGTGCCAATCAGACCTTACGGCAGGCTGCATCCGTTGGCTGCCCAGGCATGGGAGGCGATGCGTAAGGCCGCGCACCGCGACGGAATCCGACCGCTCAAACCGACGAGCGTTGCAGACACCTATCGAAGCCTTGAGATACAAGAGCGCGGATTCTTGGCGCGTTACACCACAGCACCAATTGAAAACAGCAAGTCAATACGCACCTACAAAGGGCAAAAGTATTACCTAAAGCCAGGGCTAGCCCCGATGGCGGTGCCCGGTCGCAGCTTCCACAATTTGGGGCTGGCGGTCGATGTCAGCGACGCCAACGGATTGCGGCTGCAATGGATGCGCGACAACTGCGACAAATACGGCTTCACCTGGGAGATGCAATCCGAGCCATGGCACATCAGGTATTTCATGGCAGAATCAATACCGGCAGCAGTTCAAGAATGGATCGACTCGC